CGCGGAGCGGGTAGAGCGCGCACATTTGCAGACTATCGATGAACGCGATGCAGCCGAAGAAGCATTGAGCCAAGCCTACTATCTCATCACAGGTGAGAGTCCAGAGTGGTCGAATAACTTTGGGAAGGAGGCCGCGCTTGAACAAATTGATGATGCACAGAGGATGTTGCGCGAGACGGTAAAGCAAGCAGAATCCCGCCTCGCCACGCTGACCGAGAAGGCGCGGGCGTTGCTGGAATCTCTGGACGAACAAAGTAGAGCCTGTCCCCGTGGTGTGTGGCGAGATGACAATACGGCGGATAGGGTGCAGTCAGCCGTACGACTCGCACGCATTGCCCTCCGCGCCTGCCTTGAGTAGAAGCTGTGAGCGATGCGTGTCTCATGGGCGGCATCGTCATCGGAATTTTTCTGAGAGGATTTTTTTCATGAAGCAATACATAGACGCAGTGAATGGAGTAGCAGGTAACGCTGGCGACATCGATCATCCGTTGAAGCTATTCGCACAGGCGCGCATGCTCCCCGGCGACGAGATTTATTTCCACGCAGGACAGTCGCACCCGATCGGCACGTACAGATTCATGACGAACGACATGGTGCTCGACGCATACGGAGACGGCGACGTGCCGATAGTCGTCAAGGTCGTGAATGGTGTATGGATGTATATACGTGACGCCTCGCGCTGTCGCGTGCGCAACATTCATTTCGATGGCGCGCGGCTCGACGGTCAAGTCATGTCCGTCACGACGAGCGCGCCGGGAAAAATAGTCGACGACTTCGAGATCAAGAATTGTAGATTCTCTCGATCCGGAAACGTCCACGGTCTAGTCATCGGCGGATACTCTGGCGGGCGCGTTCGCAACGGGCAGATTTGGGATTGCGTGTTCGACGATAATTTTTTTCACGGCACGCTCTGCTCGACGGACGTGCAGGACGTTATTTATCGACGCTGTCGAGCGACAGGAAACGGCGGCGGCAGCGGCTCGCATGGGTTCACCTGTTGGGCACCGAATGCTTTTCCTGCGCCCGTTCCGACGCGCATCACGTACGCCGACTGCATCGCAGAGCGCACGATCGACGCTAACGGACAGGAAGGCAACGGCTTTCAAGGCGACGATCGCAGTCGCTTGATCACGATGCTTCGCTGTATCTCACGACACAACTTAGGCAAGGGATTCGTATTCAACATGAGCGACGACGGACGCGTCGAGGATTGCGTCGCATACGGAAACGCGAAGGCTAACTTCTCTACGGTAGGAGACGCGAAGCGCTCGACGTGGGTCAACAACATCGGTGTCACTCACGACGATGTCATTAGTGACGACGTCGAAGTAAGAGGCGCATCGACAGCGACGATCGTAAGCGCGCGTGCGTTGACTAGAAGCAAGCCATGAGCAAAGTCTAATGGCACCTGACGGCGGAACGACCGGAACGGATTCTCGCTGGAATTCCACTGCGTCGTCCGCATGGGTGATCGTCAGAAAAATATCGACAGCGACGACAACTACCGCAAACAACGACAATCGATTCGAGACGTCGTCTGCGACAACGCGCGTCGACGTGGAGTTGCGAGTCGTCTATGTGAGTGACATCGTCGATCGTGCGCTCTCAGCGTTTCCGCTGTCGACGTTGACGCGCACGCCAGTTCCCACTGGACCGTGTCGCGTGCGTGATCTGAGTCTGACTCGCGTTGATCCACGCCGACGCTTACACGGCGCGGAGATTCACAATCGCGACCCGCCCCTGCGCACGCTAACGAATGAGCAGACTCAGTCCGTAAAGGAACAAGCCGAGCCAACCAAGACCGACAACTGGCACAGGAACATTCAGAGCGGCGAGTAGCCAGCACACGCACGCCGCGATGAGCAGAACCATTCCGATCGTTACCATGTAACTCTCTCCTGTCAAGAACAACCGAGCGTCTCGCGAGCGCGAGTCCAGTATTGATGTCGTCTATCGTAGTGCGTCAGTCCGCCGTTCACGCGACGCGTGCATGCGATCAGATCGTCTGCGTCGGCGAATTGGTTCAGGTTCTTCCATTGCCAGAAATAACCTGCGCTGCGACACGCGCCGTCAACCGCTTCGAGTTCCTCCGGATGATCGAGCAAATGCGTCGCGCTACCACAGAGCGCTGTGCTCGTGCGCTGATAGTTCGTGCGTCCTGTCGTCTGGATTAGACCACGTCCGAGGTACTTGTATCCGTCGCCGTGCTCCGAGTTGCCGAGCATGAACGCGACGCGATTGCGCGGGTCGTCCTTCGTCCAAGGCTGACCGAAGTCGCGCTCGTATCTTTCCTGTGACGGGGTCGGCGACCATAGTTCGCGCGTGTAGCGTAGCTCGCCGCTCTCCTCTGCGATCTGCGCAAGGAACATCGCGACGCGCGTCGGCGTGTCGATTCCAAATTCAGCAAGCGTACGATTGAGCGGCTCTATGAAACGCAGCGCGCGCGCCTGTGAGTTTGTCATGACGAATTGCAATTGGTTAATTGCGAGGAGTCCCATTGCTGCTACCGATAATCACTGCACGCAAAGTCGAACCGATCCAATTGGTTCTGCGTATGCACATGCGCGCGAGGAGCAGCGTCGCCGCGATGCCGATCACGATGCCGATCACGAGAGCGATGCCGATACAAATTGCAAATGTATCCAGCATCGCTAAATAGTTCAGAAGATAGACTGTGCTCATTTCTCCCTCGTGCGTCGCTCGTCGTATTCAGCAAGGAACTTCATTGCCCATTCGACGTCTTCGTCTGACCACTGCGCGCGCGTGTCCTGACCTATGATCTCTGCCAAGACATGCTCTAATCGTTCTACTCGCCGAGTTAGTTCGGCGATGTCTGCAATTCGTTTCCCCGTTCTTTTGTCATTGTCTTCCCCCCTTGTCTCTATCTGTCGGGTACATGGGATTATGACGATCAGTTATAGGTCCGCTGCGCATCGCGATCTTGTTTTCGATCACTTGCTTGACGACGCGACCCATGAACTCGAATGCCTGCACGCTAAAAAGACCGACGACGCCCGCAGTGAAAAAGCCGAACGACTCAGGCCAGCCAGCGCCCTTCCATGCGTAGTAGACGAGCAGACCTCCGAATCCTCCCATCACAGAGCGCCGAACGATCCCCCAAAAATGTTGTGCTGCCGTCAGTTCCTTCCCGCTGACTTCGTGATCTCGAATGTGTGCAACGATACCGCCGACGAGCGCTGTGATAATGAACCACCACGCGCTAACTATCTCGCTCAGGCGCACAGCGCTCCCCCTTCTCTCGTCGATCCTGAATCAGTAACGCGAGACTCGACATCGCGAACACAGGCATGAGCACGCTCGACGGAGTCCAAGCGCCGTCAAGGATGAACATTGAACAGAGCGAGAGCCATAGGAAGATCGACAACACCAATCCGATGTGACGCGCCGCGCGGTGCGGTCTAATTGCGCCGAACGAAAGAATGATGCCTATCGCAATCATGATTATTGCCCACGCAGCGCCCATGTCGTTCTCGTTGAACGTCATGTAATACTGAGACGGTCCCGGTATCGCAGCGACAAGACCCCAAAGGATTTCGGTTGCGCCGACAATGAACGACGCACACTTGACCTCGAAGCGATCGTATCTGGTGCTCCGCATTATTTGCTTGAGCGTGATCGTCGTGCGCATGAGACTCTTAACGATTCCTTCGTGGAGCACGGTCGCGTCAAGAGGCTTGATAATGAGCGCGTCGAATCCCGCGTCGATTGCCGACGACTCGTAGGGCAGAGCGCCAGTGAGCGCGATAATAGGGATGTCATGCAGTGACGGATCGCGTTTCACTTCTCTCGCCAAGTCGTATCCACTTGCATTCGCGAACTTCAGATCGCACACGATCATGTCGCATGAGTTCGCTCGCGCAAGACGGACGCCGTCCGATACGTTCATAGCCGATATGACTTGGAAGCCGTGACGCTGCAACTCCCTCGTCTGAAGGATGATGTCGTTCTCGTCGTCATCGACCAGTAGCACTAGCATGTTAGGTGTCCGCAGTTATGCGCACGACATTCGTTCCGTCACACTCGACGATCGCGCGCTTCGTGTCCGCGACCGTGATGCCGGTTCCGGACGCGCCGATTACTCGGACGCCGAATCCTCCTGTCGTGTTCGCGTAAATCGTATATGCGCGCGGCACGAGAGGAACGATCACGTCGCGCAGCGCGGTCAGAGCGCCTGTCAGTTCGAGCGAGTCCGCCATCGTCTGCGCATACGTCAGCGTCTTGTTCGCGTCCGCCATCGCGATGACTTGTCGATCGTACAGGAAGCGGATCATATGCTTCACGTTCCGATGATCGAGTTCGCCTGTGACTGCGCTGCCGCTCGTCGTTAGTTCGTACAGCGCCAGCTTGTCGGCAGGAAACGCCGTCGCGTTGTCGCTCACCGCGAGCGCTCTGCTCAACGCGAGATAGCGTGTGCTCGACACAGTGAGCGCGAGCGATCCGTTCGCGAGTGACGTCATCGTTCCATTGATGGGCCAGCGATCGATGCCGGTGTAGTGCCACGTCACGCCGGTCGACGCGGGCAGCTTTCCGAGCCACGACGCGATCGAGACGCTGCCGAAGTTTGCGTTCGCAGTTTCTTCCTTGCGCGACTGCGATGCGCTGATCTGCGTGATCTTGGTGGTGAGGTCGCTCATACGTTGATCGTCCTTCGTGCGGCGAAGCCGCGTCCGACAGTCGCCGATAATTGATAGACGTCGATGTATATCGTCGTCTGACTGCCGCCGAAGTCCGTCGACTGCTGCGCGGCAGTGTACGTTGCAGTCTCAGTCGACGATGTCAGCGTGCGCTTGAGCGTGGTGAATGAGGAGTCCCATATGTCGACCTCATACGATGCTGTCGTCTCGCCGACAGGCACGTCGACATTGTCGCGCCACTCTCCGCTCGTGCGCGGACGGCGATGCCACTTGATCAGAACATCCCAACTAGCGTTAGCGTTCCGTCCTGCGTGAACGTGGACAGGCGCGAGCGGTTCGAGTCCGACGCCCGCGAGTGTGAACGGCAACTGCGTCGCTTCCGTGACGACCTGTCCGAATGCGGGTGCCTTGTAGATGCGAGCGGCGTTAAGCTCAGATGACGGCGTCGTCACGCGGATCGCCGAATCAACGGACAGTAGGGCGAACAGTTCGCCGATGACGTGCGTAGTCATGTGCTGCTCGGTGCCTTGGATGCCACGGAGCAGTCGACTCACCTTGTATCGACGCGCCGATAGAAACTCGGCGTTAACGAATCCGATCAACTCACCGTTTCCGCAGTACGCTCTGTTCGCGCCAGCGCGAACGAGTTCGTCCGTCGACGACGAGAGTTCCTCGTCATTCAATAGCAGTACCTCGAACGAGTTAACCGTGTCGAAGTAGTTGCCGCCTGTCCACGTTGCGAGCACCGTCTGCGCGGAGCCGATCGGCGCAGGCTGCGTGATCACCGAGTCGAGCTTCGTGAACGTGACGCCGCCATCGATCGAGCGCCAGAGTTCCGCTCCTGACCATCCGCTGTAGTAGCCGGAAGCGACCACGTAAAACCCGACGTTGTCGTCTTCGTCGCGCAGTATCGGTATGTCGAGCAGTCGCGCGAGCGTAGGACCGGCGATGCCGACGCCTGTCGCTGCGTCCGGAATGCCGACGCCTGTTCCTGTAGGAGAATAGATCGACGGTCGATCTGCGACGCATGTGAGTTTGATGACGCCTGCGGCTGCGTTCGTTCCTCTGATCTGTAGCGTGTGCCCGCCAGCATAGATCACGTCGCCGGGTTCGAGCTTCGAGTATTTGCGCGGCAGCGCAAGCTCGTGCTCCATGCGTGAAATCCATCTGTCATACAGCGTGAGTTCCGCCAACTGATTAGCGCCCGTCGCAGTCATCACCATTGGAACCTGCACGACGAGAGGCTCCATCGCGGAGCCGATCAGACGGCGATGATATTCTGTCCCTGGCTCGTAGTCGTTGTCCGCGTCTTGATACTGGACGGCAACCTCATACGGCAGCGACGACTCGACAAGTCGCGTCGAGATCATCTGCGCTGGCGGCTTCTCTCCATAGATATGCGCGCCCAGATCGTCGTCGTCTACAGTGAGCGCGACCGTGCCTGTGCGCTTGACCGCTTTGAGCAGGAAGTCCGACTCGATCAAGTCCCACTTGAACGCTGGCAGCAACGGCGTCAGGAATGAACGAACGGAGTTGATGCGACCGAGTCCGTAGCCGAGCAGTACGTCAGACGACAGAGCGCTCACGTTATAGTCGGCGCCGGTGAAGCCTGCGCGATCGAGGAGTTCGCTCACTGCGTCGTCTAGCGGATACGATCCACCCGTCACGCGACCGAGCCGCTCGATCTCTTTCAACAGGACGTTTCCTGTCGACGAGTCCCATATGACAGAGCGATTATCCTCGGTGAATCCAAGCATGAATCCGACGTGCAGTTCTGACTGAGCGACGACCTGTCCTGTAGTCGGATGCACTTGATACGCACGCTTGTCGCTGCCGCTCTCGATGCCGAACGCCCAAATGAATCCGGCAGGGTCTTCGTGAATGTATTGCCCTGTCGTCGACGACGACGCAGTCACAGTCACAGTGAGCAGCAAGACACCGTCAGCCGTGTACTTGCGAATCGTCTGTCGCTCGCCGATCGAGTTCGACGGACCGACCCAGATGTGTCCGGACGCGCTGACCAGAAGTCCGTTGATCGCAGTCATCGCGATCAAGCCGACCAGCGAATTATTGCCAGTGCCGACATATGCAATATATTTTTGTGACGACCCGTCGACCGCTGCGTGCATGTACACGCGACCGGCAATGCCGCATGCGTTCTTCGCCAACTGCGCGCAATAGACTCCGGTGAGTTGCGTGTTCGAGATCGTGAACAGATCGTGATCGATAATCACGCGCCAGAATGAATTGTTTCCGATGCTGCCATCGCCGCGCGCCCATACCGTCTCACTACTTTCGGGAACAATGCCGGGAGCATAGAAGTTAGAGAACGCGCCAGCACCAAGGAAGTTCGTTCCTCCTGTGTATGCTTGCTTCGATCCGTCAGGACGTGCAATCGTCAATCCGCTTCCGAATCCTGTGAGGATCGCGTATCCGTCGAGCGTCATACCGACAGGATTGTATGAGAACGTCGGCGGAACATACGTGCCGACCTGAGAGCCAGCGTAGAAGTTCCAGCGGTTCGCTCTGCTCGATCCGTCTGCGCCTGCATAGATGTCGCCGTTCTTCGAGAGCGTGACATATGCAGACGACACGTCAGTCGGCCCAAGATTCGCAACTGTGCGCACGTCAAGATCAGCGGACGTCGCGGAGCGTGACACGAGGAACTCGACGTGTGTCGGCAGCTTGCCGCCGTACGCAGTGATGTCCCATCCTTCGACGACGACATACGAATAGCCGCGATACGCTGGCGCAAGCGTGCCTTCCGCAGCGAGTATCAGAGGGTCTTGCAACTGCGTCTCGCTGCCTGGATAGAAGCGCAGCGCCGCCGCGAGAAGCGACGACGCCGATAGAGACTCTGTCGTCGCAGCCGCGCTCACGTCATACTTGGTTTCGCCTTGCACTTTGACGGTGAGAATACCGCCAGCCTCTCCCTCGCAGAGCAGATACGCGACGTCGACGAAGTATGAGTACGTCGTATTCGACACAGTCTGTTTGCGCGTTCCTTTGCCGCCGACGCGCTGCGTCGTCGTATTAGGAACCTCTCGGACGGTCGATGCCCATATCGCTTTGCCTTGCACCGGATACGTGCCGAAGATGATCGGCACCATCTCGCCGTACGCCTGACTGATGATGCGCGTGTCCGTCGCGCGAGGTCCGTAGTTGTTCACGTCCTTCGGGCGCGGACCGAAAAAGTAATTGCCTGCGAATACGCCTGCCTGCCAGCCCCACGCGAGCGACGACACACCGAGGAACGTGCCGCCTATCGCAGCGCCGATGCCTGCGCCTGCTACGCCGAGAGCGAGCACCGCCATCTATGTCGCCGCCCACGGAAAGCGTCTGCACCCGCGCAGTCGTCGAAGCCACACATTATCCATCGGCTGCTCGACGCATTTGTTCACGCTCTCATACGCGTGCAGAATCCACGTCGGTTTTATTTGCGTGACGATTGCGATGTGCTGCTCCTTGATGAACGCGAACGTCAGTAAATCTCCCGGCAGAATTTCATGGTAGGCAATCTCATACGTGTAGCGATCGAGCGTCGCTCGGAACTCCATGTCGTTCGGTTGTCGATCGTAGCCATTGACGCACGCATCGACCACGCCGAGATCACGAGCCACGCAGATCGGAAGTCCCGCGCAGTCGATGCCCTCGCCGAGCACTCTGCCCTGATGTCGAAACGGAGTGTCGATGTAGCGACGCGCTGCGTCGACGATCGTTTTTCTTTCGATGCTCATACGCCCTTCGCCAATCGCCCCGGCCCCGGCACATGAGGGAAGCCACGGAAGTTGATCACGTTGTTGAACTTCGCAAGACACGTCGCGATCTTCTTATCGCAGCCTGCGCGGATCGTATACGTGTCGCCGACTTGAATCGTAAACGGCATCGGCAACTTGAGAAGAACCTGCGGCGGCGTGATTAGAGCGTAGCCAGCAACCTCCATCGCAAGACCGTCGTTGAGTCCGCCTGTCCACGTCACAAGACCGTAATCGAACCAGCCGGTCGCAGGCGTCAACGCGGTGTCTCCGAACAGCGCATTAGTGGAACCGATCACCGATGTCACGCTGCTCACAACCAGACCGTTTGCAATCGATCCTGTCGTGATGCCGCAGCGCGCGTCGAACACGTCCGCGTTACATGCTGGTGTAATGAGGCGACCGACGAGCGTCTGCAATCGCTGCATCATGCCGCGCAGTTCTGCGACGAACGTGACGTCGCTCGTCTTGACCTGTCCGAGCCAGCCGCGTCTGATCTTATGGTTCCCCATCGTGAGGTCCGCATAGTTGACCTCGAACATGAGAACCTCTGCGAAGTCCCACTTGCCCGCGAGCAAGTCTTCCTCAGTGATCGCGGCGGAATCGAGATAGCCGGTGACTTCTAAGTTGTCGACGTTGAGTCCAGCGCTCGACTCGATCGCGCTCGCCGTGTACGCGTTCGCCGAGAGATAGTCGACGCCGTCAAATGGAATCGTTTCGATGTGATCCGTGAACGCGAAGACTTGTGTGTCTCTGCGCGTGACCTTGATGCACGTCGCAAGCGTAGTGCGATCGAGAGCCAGATGTGTATTGAAAGATGCGCCGATCGTTTTCATACGCGACGCTCGATGATCGGCAGCGAAGGAAGCGAGAACAGATTGCGCCCCTCCTCGAATCGAATCATGAATTCATCCGTGTCGAAGCGAACAGGGAAGTCGAAGTCTCCGGAGCATGTCAGCACGTCGCCGCCTGTCGGCGCGGTGCCGAACGTTACGATGCCTGTCGTCGAGTCATACTGAAAGTTTCCAGCGCCGGGAGCCTGCGTGACTTCGACTGCGTTCTTGTATACGCGCAGCGTCGGAGTCACTGTCGGCTTCTTTATGTCACGGTAATACGTGTATGAACCGATCGTGTATTTCTTGCGTATCTGATACGTCGTGCCGCTTACTGCGACTCCAGTGCCGAGCACGCCGTCTGCCGTCGTGAACGAGTAGTCGCGCTCCCACTTGAAGCGGAACATATTGCCTCGCCCTACGGCGACCGCCTCGAAGAACGCCTGAAGCTGCGCGATGTGCGTCGAGTTCCTCACTGCATGCACGAGATCGAACTTATGCATCGACTGCGACCACTTCGAGTTTCGATACTCGCGACCGGACACGGTCGGCACTATCTCCGTGAGGAAAACGGGACCGCCGCTCGACTTGTAGCCGATGCCTTCCGGAAAGCGTGGCGACTCTATGAAGCTCATCCGTTTTTACTCATCTCATAATCGAGTTGACGACCGATGCGCGCCGCGATCTGCGATGCGGATTCGTGACTCGTTCCTTGCGGCACGTTGATCTCGATGTGCTGCGAGTTGTATGTGTCACCGCTCGATGAGCGCGCACTGCCGCCGCTGCCCTTCGGGGTGAATATCTCCGGACCGACCTCGCCGACCCAGTACGGAACGCCAGCGCTGACGCCGCCGCCCATCGCGCGATGCGCGACAGCGAGCGGGTCCATAATCATTTCGTACATGCGCGTCGCCGTCTCGCTCACGGACGACGAGCGCAGTCGCTCGATTGCAGACTGCCTGCTGATGTCGATCACGTTCTGCGAGCGCATGCGCTCGACGACGTTGTTCGGGATGATCGTGCCGCTCTGCGTCGGGACGAATATCTCCGGACCGGATTCGCCGACGAGATACGTCGAGTTCGCCGTGACGGGTCCGCCTTCCTCGCGCGCATGCGGCAGCATCGGCGCAAGCATTCGTTCGATGCGCTCGCGCAGCGTGACGAGGTTCGATACGGACGACGAGCGCTCATGCTCGCGCTCTTGTGTACGATCGAATACATTGACGTGCGCCTGCATACTCTCGCGTACCGCATCACGCGCCGACGCACTACGATCGCTCGATAGACTCTCGATAGACTCTCGATAGACTCTATCCGTACTCTCGCGCGACAGCGACGGCAGTATCCGTTCGATGCGCTCGCGAATTGTGTGCAGTATCGAGCGATCGGTACTGTCACGCTTTTCGGTACTCTCGTGAAAACGATTGACATCGCGCAGCGCAGAATGCTCGCTTCCGTCTGTATATCTTTCGATATAGTCATCACGAATTGTCGATGCTGTCGACGTATGCAGTAACTCATTCACTAAGCGATCGGCGCTCGACTCGCGCAGCACACGATCGCTGATCTGCTCCGTGTGCGAGCGCTCCCCCACGACGGACGAATCCCGAAGGAGCGTCAGCGTCGTGGGGATCGCAGCGGCTTGCGCCGCGCTCTCGCGTGTGTTCGTGTGTGTATCGATGCTTGTCCGTGTGTCCGCATGCGTGTGCGTGAACTCACGCGCAATGCGCTCGATCGTCGACGCAACCGACTCGTGCTCATCGCGTGTCGACTCGCGCATGCGATCGATGACCGCTACACTCTCGCGCTCTGCGGTGATACGTGCGGGCGCACGCGACGCGTTTAACGGAATAGGCGACGTCGGGTTCTCCGGTTCGACTCCGGGCACCGCAGTCTTCTCACGGAACGAATCAGTCAGTCGCTCGACACGCTCACGGATGGCGATTGCCAGCGGCGACGTGGCGATTGCCTTCACGCGATCGAGGAGCGCGCTCGACTTCTCCGTGGTCGTCCTGCTATCGGTGCGTCCGAGTATGTCTTGCGTCGAGTCGGACACTGCCGAATGTGTGGCGCGTACGCTCTCCATTTCTCGAACAGCTTCGCGCAATACGGACACCGCCGAGTCTCGATGCGTGCTCTCCTTTACGTCGCTGTCGCGCAGCGTGTCGCGCTCCGCGCTCCGCTCGATCTGCGCGATGCGCTCGAACGCAGTCTGCGCCGCGCTGTGTTCGCGATCGACGAAGCGCTCGCTGCGCAACTGACTGTCAGTCAGTTCGCCCTCACGCGAGTTGTTGGTAAGCCGAGGCTGCGTACCAACTCCGCTTGTCACGAGCGAGCGAAAAGGGGGGTTATCGCTCGCTCGCTCGATCACTGCGTCACGCACGCTGCGATCAGTAATTGTCGACAGAGTCGACAGTTCCTTGCGATCGCTGTCGATCTCACTCAGTCGCAGGACGTCCGCTGTGCGCTCGCTGTTTTCGTAGCGCTCACGGACGGACGCTGCGGCTTCGTTAAACGCGCTGTGATCGATCGCGGATAGCTCGACATAGTTCGAGAGCGTCGTGTCCTGCGAACGCGCCACGGACGCGCTCACGCGCTCACGATCGATCGCTTCCATAGTCCGGAGAATCTCGGACGCTTTGCTCTGCTCGGACGCGCTCCGATCAGTGACGGATTCGATCGAGCGCAGGACGTCGTTCGTCTCGATCCGCCCCGCCGTGCTCGGCACGAATATCTCGGGTCCGCGCTCGCCGACCACGTACGGCTGCGCGGCAGCGACGGGTCCGCCCTCTGCTCGGAAGAACCCACCGAGGAAGCCGAGGATGCTGTCGAGGAATCCGCCGCCGCTCGACCCCGGCTGCAACGGCCCGACGAACGATGCGCTACCGGGAGTTCCGACACCGCCGCCGCTCCCACTGATCAGCTTCGATGCGATCGTGCCGAAGCTGCCTTCGTCGCCGAAGATGCCTTTGAATAATTTCTTGCTGATGTCCTGCGACACGAGCGACGTGACGTCACGCACGATCGAATTGGTGAAGTCGTTGAATGCTTCCTTCGCCGTCTTCGCCCCTGTCGCGACGTCAGTGAAAAAATCTGCGAGCGCGCTGTCGGCAATCTCGTCGAACTTATTCTTGACGAGGTCCGCATTCGCGATCATCTCGTCGACGATCAGCTTGAAGTTGTCGGCGTCCTGACGCAGACGAGCGTCAGACCCCGGCGCGTTCGCGATCTCGACATACTTGTCGGCGAGTCGTTGCAGTTCGGGGATCGCCGCCTGTCGCGCGGCGCTCGCACGTTGCAGGAACGTCAACTGCCCGATTGATCCTGCATCCTGCTCTGTGCGCAGTCGCGCCTCTTGATTGCCGAGTCGCTCTTGTATCAGCGTCGACTCGCGCGTGATCTCGTTGATCTCCGCTGACAGTATCTTGCGATCACGCAGCCTGCGATCCAAGTCGACCGCGCCTTGATCGCCACGATTGATCGCTTGCTTCAGGAATGCTTCGCTCTCGAATGCGTCGCGCGCTTCCGCCGCCTCACGAAAGCGACCTTGCAGTTCGAGCAGTTGCGCGTTGAGTTCCGCGACCTGTTGCGCGTACTGATTATCCGATTGCTGCGTCAGTAATCGCTTCTGCTCGTCGAGCAGCGCGAGCGCTTCCGGATTCAGCTTGAACTGTCTGCGCAGGTCTTCCTGTTGCGACTCGATGCGCAGCTTGACCGACAGCACGGTGTTGCCTTGCAGATCGGCGACGTCCGCCTTCAGATCGTTCAGCGTGCGCGCGTATTTTCGGACCGCCTCCTCTTGCTCGAAGAACGATTTGGTCCCTTCAAGCGCGAGCGTCTGATAGATGTCTCCGATCTTGTCGGCAAGCTCGGCGATCTTCGTTCTGTTCGCAGCCTTGTCAGCCTGCGTTACGAGCTTGCCGTCGAGCGCTCTCAGTTGCGCGATCTGCGCTTCGTATGACGCAACGATATTCGCTGCGGCAGACTGCGCGCGCTCCTCGCGCTGCGCATAGAACTGATCGAGCGTGATTAGATTCTGATCAAGCAGAATCTTGTCGACTTCGTTCAGATGCTTTTGCAGACCTTCCTGTTCCTTGATCTGCCGCTCGAACTGTTTGATCGCTTCGTCCGCGAGCGCCTTCGCGTCTGTCGCGCTCTTGCCAGCGTTGATGCGCGGTGGCGCAGGGACTCGCGGCGTTGCAGGTTTCGTTTCTCCTGTGATCGCCGTCGGGTCAGTCAGAATGCGCAGATGCGCCTTGTATGTCGCCTGCTCCTCAAGCAGAACCTTCTTTTCTTCCTCAAGCTCCGCACGCAGCGTCTTCGATATAGACGTGGACTTGAGTCTCTTGTCGACGCTTGCCATCGTCGTCGCGAGCACGTCGATCTCTTTTCGCGTGCGCGCAATCTCGTCGCCGACGACAAGCCCCTTCGCTGCGCCGAGCAGTCCGCCGAAGAATCCCTCGCCTGCTCGCAGCGCGTCGAGGAATCCTTTCGCCATCGCGTTCAGCGTAGGCAGTAACTCGTTCAGAATTTCTAGCTTCAGTTTCTCGAACGAGATTGTGAGAAGCGCGACCTGTTCCTTGAACGTGTCGACCTTCTGCACGCTCTCGTCGTCGAACGCGCCGCCGATCTTCTCGATCTCCGGAGTGAGGCGCGCGACCTTCGACGCGAACTCATCCATCGCGCGACCGGACTTGCTGAAGTTGTCGCGGAGTAGAGCGACCTTGTTAGCGCCGCCCTCGAACTTATCTAGATTCGCGAGCGCCTTGCGCAGAACGGCATCGAAGTCTTTCGACTTGATGTCGTCCATTGTCAGACCGATCGCCTTCAGATCGAGCAGCGCTTGCGGATCACCGCCTTGCGCCTCCGACAATCGCGTCGAGAACTTGTCGAATATCTTTCCGAGTTGCTCAAGCTCGATGCCGCTCGCCTTCGCGACGCCTGCGAGTATGTTGACTTGCTGCGCGCTGATGCCGAACGCCGCGCCAAGATCGCCGACGTCGTCGATCTGATTGATCATCCGTTGCAACGGACCGACGATCGTCTGATCGATTGCGAACGCGGCGATGCCGCGCTTGAACAGAGCGCCTGCGGTATCCGCTGCGCCGCCGAGTGAGGCTAGTTCCTTCTTGATCTTTTCGACGTCGCGCGAAATCTGCGCCGTGCGCATCTGCACATCGACGAGCACACTGCCGACGCCGCCACCACTAGCCGCCATTGAGCATCTTCCTCACGGTGATCTGATATTCACGCAGCGCCATGAGCACATGGAAGACCGTCTCTGCATCGCGATCCGGCACGCCGACGGCATCGAATGCTAGTGACATAGCGTTCCAGTTGATCTCGTTCCCCATCGCTGACCAAACAGTCAGCGCCATCATCCCAATGACAGGTGGAATGAGCGGCTCTTTCCTGTACACAGGAAGCGCGCGCCGTTCAAGCCACTCGATTAGTTTTTTGATTCTGTGTCCGCTTTGTTCTTAGCCTCTGCGAAGCGCTTGAGAATCAGCGTCGCGATGTTCATCCAGTGATCGCCTTGATCGGACCACCACTCGTTGAAAGCATCTGCTTCCCACGGCAGAACTTCGTCCGAGCCTTCGCCGAACGCCTGCTTCTCCGTGATCTTCCATCCGTCGACGAACTGCTTCGCCCACTCCGCAAGCTGCGGAAGTTTGACATCGTCGCCGCGCGGATAGTTGATCGCCTCGCTATCTGTCGGACGCCGCAGGATCAAGATGACGCCAGTGTCGAGCGTCTCCTCGAACCTGCGTGCATTCCGGAAACGGTTCCCTAAATCGCTCATGAGAGCACCTTATGTCGTTGTCGTGTTACTAGGTGGCGTAGTGCTGCACGTCACCTTGCGGCGTGAAGCTGATCACCGCTGTCGCCGCTGCGTTCTGCCCCAACTCGAAGCCACTGCCACCGGACACGAGCGCATTGAAGATCGTCTTCTCGCCAGATGCGAAAGTGATCTTGAACACAAGCGTCGTGTTCGCCTTCGTCGCAGCCTTGATCTCCGCGACTGCGGCGAGCGTCGGCTGGAACAGCGAAGCGATGGAGCCGTCAGGTGCGTCAGGCAGACCATACGCATACTGCTTGACCTTGTCGATCAGACGCGTGATGTCGATCTTAGCAGGCGTCGGGTTCGGCATCGTGATGTTCGTCGCGTTGCTGAGAATCTGGAACGCCGTGACCTCTGTTGCGGTGCCGCTGACCCACGTCGAGTACGCGCTCGTGTCCAGACCTTCGAGCGTGAACGTGTCGGTCGTCGGCGCAGTCTTCACGCGGACGGCTTGCTTGTCCAGTTCGACCATCCCGTCGCTGACGCTGAACACAATAACGTCGCCGCCCGTCAAGCCGTGAGCGGTTGCAGTCGCGACGCCTTCCGTTGCCTTGGTCAGCGCGGTGACTGTGATAGGCGAACCGAGCGTGTCCTGAATCTCGACTCGTACATTGGTGCCGATAATTGCCATTGTTCTACTCCCCTAAGATTAAGGATGCCAAAATGAATACAGGCTCGGTTCAACAAACGAGTCAATCGCTGGCTCGTAGTCATCGGGATCGCCCGGTTCCCGAAACTTTATCGTGATGCCTGCCGCCGCTTCGATTGCTGTTCTCACAGCGTCCGCAGTCGACATTGCATCAGCATATGTTTCTCCCCATGAATCAAACACGAACACGGACTTCGTCATTCCTGCGTAGCCTGACAACGTCATCAGCGGCTCCGTCGAAAGTTTCCGATATACGACATACGGCATCGGCGTCTTCTCTGGCACTGCGTTTGCGTACACGCGCCCTCCTGCTATGGACGTTAGCGCCGTAACGATGTCAGACTGAATGCTCACGCTTGCACCTTGGCTCGATACTCGTCGAACAAGTCCCTAGTCCAGCCGCTCATCGAAAAGACCTCGTGAGCATGCGCGCGAGCGATAGCGTACCAAGAATCGTTGGTCACTGGATAGCTCGCAGTCGGAATATCGAGAGGCTCGTAAAAGTGTCCAGAGTCGTCGCGCGGAATTCCGCACAGGATGACGGGAGAGTAGCCGAGCGTAAGCGCAAGCATCGTCGCGAAGCATCCGGAAAAATCGGGAGCAAGATCGCCGAACCATGTGCATTGAACTCCCGGCGCAGGCTTCTTCCATGAGTGACTGATCGTCTTGAGCGGCAGCGTCGAGACGCCGTCCGCTCTGATGCGACCATCCTTCGACATCAGATAGCGCTGCGCAGGAATCAGCGGAGCGAACGCCTCGCGATGCAAGCCACACCAATGCGTCGTATTGCGCAGGAATAATCCGGACATTTTTACCGCGATGATGTCGGAGTCGGGATGTGGCGCGGCGCGCAAATCCTCCCATGCACCGCGCGCTGTGCCGACGACTCGGACGGGTCGACCGCGATACTTGCCTGTTAGATCGACGCCGTCAATGCAGCGGAGCCACGTCGTCATTTCTTCTGCGCCTTGTCGATGTCCTTCAGTAGCGAGTCGCGCATCGCGGTAATCGAAAGCTGCGACGTCGCTGTGAATGCTGTTCGCATGTAATGACTCGGTCGCGTGCGCTTGCTCGCAGCGCCTCTGATCTGCTTGCGAGCAAGACCGACTAGCTTGTATTCAAGCGTCCGTCTCGACGAGCCTGCGCGATGCTGCGGCAGTCGACCGACGATCTTGTGACCGAACTCGACCCATCCACCGTAGTAGGAATTGTCGCGAGCGTCGGCATTCATGCGATTGTTTCCTCGCACACGCACGAGCGCGACTTGCGTCTCGTTCTTACGCGAGCGCTTCTTACTGTACCCGACGACGATGTTTCTCCGTAGTCGTTTCGACTTGCCGATCGGAGCCTGACCGCGCGCGTATCTCTGGATCACGCGCGCGCCTGCGATTGCCGCTCTGCGAGCGAACGCGTTCTTGACGTTGTCCGTGAGCTTGTCCAGTTCGACGAGCACCGCAGGAAGCCCGCTGATCTTGATGAACTCATTCGCCACGGAGTCCCTCCGTGCAGACGCATTCGATCTTGCTGTTCTTCTCGTCGATGTTGCGAATGCCATCGATCGTGAATATGCGATCTCCGTACAGGAAGCGCCAGCTTGTATCGAACGCCGACAACTCGGAGTTGTCTCCGCGTATCGTGATGCGATGCGTAACGGACGAATGAATCTGCTCCGCGACGAAGCGCTCCGCAGTCGAGAGCGGATCGACTTGTGCGTACACGTATGCGACAGTCGTCCAGTTCGTCACGCGTTCGCCGACAGCGTCTCGTGATCCGGACGGTTGCTGTGCCGCGATGTAATGTCTGAGCGCGCCAGAGCGAATCATCACCACGTCCAGATGCGATAGTTTGCGATGCGTTCCATTTCCATCTGCGGTATTTGCGCGACGATCGTGCCTGTCACCGTGCGCTCGCGGAACTCGTACGCGTGACTGATCGTTTCAAGGATCGCGTGCGCTATGTCTTCCGGAATGTTGTCAGGATCGCTGCCGTATCCGCAGAGGAATTGAATCTCGACCGCGTCGATCGCCTCGTCATACGTGCTCGGCCACGTCTCGCTTTTCTTGAGCACGATGCGTCCGATCGTCGACACGACGTCGACGCTGTACTTGCTACTGTCGAGCGTCTGTTGCACGTCGCTCTCGTCTTGATACTTGATGTGTGTCACGCTCACGAGCGGCGGATACGGCAGATGCAAGGCGACATTCTGATGGCGCGGGAAGCAATCGTCATACGCCTTCAGTGTGCGCGTGATGAGCGCGCGTCCGAGGAAGTCTTCTACTGCTCGTCGCGCGGACGGTATCAGCGTTTGCTCGATGAGCGCATCCTGCGCAGTCGATGTCTCGCGCATGAAATGCTTTGCCTGCGCGAGCGTAACCGGCTCGGCAGTGACGTCAGTCTCAATGATTGTTCGCGTCAGTTGTTTCGCTCGCACGCTTAGACCTCCGCTACCGTCTGCCCTATAACATCGAATACGTTCTGCGCGACGCGTATGACCGTGACGTTCATGTGAGGATCGAGAACGAGCGTGCCGCCAGCGGGCGCATTCAGCGTAACGCCTTCTCCTGCGGTCAGCGTGCAGACTTCCGCGCCTGCGTTGCGGATGTTCCATACGCCTGAATTGGGAAGCGCGTGCGTAGCGTCCGGACGGAACGTCACTGTCTTCGCTTCGTCTGACTTCGTCATGCGAATGTAGGTGCCGGATTCGCTTGCCGTGACGTTGTGATTCGCGGCTGCGTCGTCAGCGACTCCGCTCGCCTCGCCTTGATCTTCGCCGAGACGATCACGAACCAATCGATCGCGTGTCACGTCATCGACCACGATGATCTCGCCGACCGTCGCCGTGTCAGCGCCGATCGCAACCTGTTTCAGTATGAGAACTCTGCGCATGATGTTGTCCTATAAGTTCGTGCGCTCGACCACGAACTCGTTGCGATCCGCCGCCTGTCCGTTGCCTGTCGAGTGAAAACCGTAGCGCCACGTCCCGCTTGACGTGACGTCAACGTCGGCGCGATAGATGCCGGTCGACACACGCACGACCATCGGTCCGACCGTGTATTGATATTCGATCGTCTCCTCCCCCGGCTCACGCACGCGGAAGAACACCGCAGTCGGGTCGACCAGCGTGCCGGTCGAATCTCTGAAGGTGCCAGTGCAGCGGACCAAGTCGCCCACGTCATAGCGGTTCATGCGATCTCCTCAGTGAGCGTGACGCTGTACGCGAGCGCGTCCGATAGGACGCACGTATTCGCCAGCGCATCGTCGATCGCGCATGAGTTCGCGAGCGCGTCCAATACGTCGACGGTGGCGATAATTCCTGTCGAGAGCCAAGCATGCGGCGTGAACGTGACGACGCAAAGTCCCTGCATTGCGCCTTCGGTATCGACCGCGCCTGACAACGAGAACGTCAGATCGATCGCGCCGTACAGATCGCCTGTCGCGCCCATCGTCGCGTCGGACGCGAACGCGAATGATGACGTGCCGCTCAGTTCGGACACATGGATCATCGACGCGCTCGGGGTGAACTCGATCAGGCATGTCGCGGCGATGCCGACGTCTCCTGTCATTGCAGCGCTCGGCGTGAACGTGAGCGCGCATGTGCCAGCCATCGGAGCCGTCGACCCCATGCTCGCGCTGACGACGAACTGCATGACCGCGCTCGCTTGCAAATCGCCGTTTGCCGTGAGAGCCGCTGTCGGTGTGAACGTGAGCGTCTCGCTGCCAGCAAGAGCGCCAGCCGCCATCAGCGTCGCGCTCGGCGTGAATGCAACGGTGCCGCTGCCAGCCAAGTCGCCCGTCGCAGTGAGCGTCGCAGTCGGCGTGAACGTGACGACGCTCTGCCCGTACATGCCGCCATCCGTGAGCATCATTCCGGACACAGTGAACTCGACGAGCGCGGATGCTGCGAGCGCACCCGCAGCGGTCATTGTTCCGCTCGGTGTAAACGTCAACGCAGAAGCGCCTGAGAGCGCGCCTGCCGCGTCGAGCGTCGCAGTGGGCGAGAAGGATAGCGTCGATGTCCCTGCGATCGATCCTGCGCCGTCTAGCGAAGCCGTAGGGGTGAACGTCAGCGTCGATGTTCCTGAGAGCGCGCCCGCTCCTGTCAGCGCAGCGCTCGGCGTGAACGTGATCGTCGACGTACCGTCGATCGTCGCGTCGGTGGTCATCGATCCGCTCGTGGTGAACGCGAGCAGCGCGGACGCGACGAGCGCGCCTGCTCCGGTCATCGTCGCGGTCGGGGTGAATGTAATTGTCGACAACGCCGACAGATCGCCTGACGCCGTCAGCGCAGCGCTCGGCGTGAACGTGACGAGCGATGTGCCGTCGATGAAACTGTCCGCCGTCATCGTGCCGCTCGGCGTGAACTCGACGAGTGACGTCCCTGCAATCGCGACCGCCCCCGATAGCGTCGCAGTAGGTGTGAACGTCACCGTCGAGGTTCCGCTGATCGCTGCATCCCCGCTCACGCTTGCGCTCGGCGTGAACATGACGAGCGATGTGCCTGCGAGCGTCGCGTCTGCGAGAAGTGTCGCAGTCGGTGTGAACGCGAGTGTCGATGTGCCGCTGATGTCCGCGTTGAACAGCAACTCGCCGGTCGACGCGAACGTGACAGTCGACGTCCCTGCCAGCACACCGTCCGCAGTCAATGTTGCCTGCGGCGTGAACGCGAGCGTCGACGTTCCAGCAAGGATGCCGTCCGCAAGCATCGTTCCGCTCGGTGTGAATGCGAGCGTCGAAGTGCCTGCGAGTGCTCCGCTGCCGGTGATCGTTCCGGTCGGCGTGAACGTCAGTGTCGCGAGCGCGTCGAGCGCCACGCTGCCTGTCAGTGTCGCTTGCGGCGTGAACGTGACGAGCGATGTTCCTGCAAGGATGCCGTCCGCCGTTATCGTCCCGGTCAGATCGAACGCGAGCGTCGCGCTGCCGACGAGCGCGTCAGGCGACGTCTCTGTCGGATACAGTCCGCCGAAGCGACGCGAAACGCGTCGACGCTTCTCGCGCTTCTCCGGTTGCGGGATTGCGTAGCGGATGAAACTCATTGCCGAATGTCTCTGTGCGCAGGACGCATAGGCGGCATGCCGACGAACGGAAGCGCCTGCGGCTCAAGGATGAGATAGACGAGACAACCGTCCTCGTTGTTCGTGCTACCGGTGCAAGTGATCGTCACTGTGCCTGGAGTTGTTGTGGTTGCAGTCGTAAAACGAAACAATCCAGCATCCTCCTCGATGTCCACCGTTGCGTTAACCCATGTCTTCGATGCGGTGTCGGTTGCGCCAGATACGACCGCGAGAAATCCTCCGCCTGTCGGAATAGTCACGCTGCCTGTCGTCAGCGGGTCGCTTGCATCCATGTCCGTAGATGTATCTGATCCAGACTGCTTAACTGGAAACTTCGCGTCGGTAATAGCGTACACGCCGATATGATTTTCAGCACCGAGCACCGATGCATTCGTCGTGATCGTGATCGTTGCTGTTGTGCCTGTCGGCCAAGGCAGGAACCATGCAAACGCCGATACAGTATTAAAGCTGCTTGTCGCAATCTGCGTCATCGCGACGCCATCGATGTTTGCACCAGTGATCGATTGCGCAGTCTCCTCGCCAAGAACGACAACGATCACACGATCCTGACTCGCAGTGCCAATCGATGCGCCGCTGTACGTTATGACGTTCGCTGATGACGTCACACCGGCAGGATTCGCGGTCCGTGTGATTCCAACTGCCATGACTACGTCATTCCTCCCACTCGAAATAGAAATCTAGAATCTGGCCTGTGCCTGTAGGTATCACGATGCCGAGTCCGTTCGCTGTGCCGACAGGAATGACGAGTCCGTTATCGCCGAACGTCCACGCCCATCCAGCGCCGATTGCGGAGCCGAGCGACACTTGACGGAACGGAGAGCCGCTCGTCGTTCCGTCCGCAGTGTGACCTGCGAACGCGGTGCACTGCGCAGGATTAATGTCGTGCGCATTCTCGGTGAGTCCAGCGCCGACGTTCGTCGCAGCCGAGAATCGCTGAAGCGCAACCGCGACCGCAGTCGTTGTCGTGTTCGATACGCCGATCTCTCGAATGCGAGCGCCGAACGTGGCAGACCCGAACAGAGAAGCAATCGCGCGCGCAGAAGTTCCTGCCACGCTGCCGCGTCCACCTACGGAAAATCGCATGTCACGCTCCCTCGCTCTGTGCGGCAATTTCCAAATTGGCACGCGTCTCGTCGATGTGCCCGACTGCGCGTTTCAGTTGATGCTCAACTCCTAGCAGTTGCTCTATTCGACGCATGGTCTTGACGTTGTATTTCGTCGTGTCGTATTGCGACTGAGCGTCTGCCGCATTCTTGCTGGCAGCTTCGAGAAGCAGAACAACGCGTGCGCGAATGTCGTCCAGATCACGCTTAATAGCTTCGATCATTGTGACTGCTCCTTTACCATTGCATGCCGGTTGTTATGACGTGCAACTTTGCCACTGGCGCAACCGCCGATTTCAATCGCACCACGCGCGACGGATAGATGATCGGCGGATGCCCTGCGAACACAGTCGTCCCGTCCAGAGTCCCTGTCCGAGACGCGCCCGTAGAATAGAGCGCGTCCGGATGATTGACGAGCGACGAGTAGAATTTCAGATCATCAGTGAAAAAGCTAGGCGCGTATCTATCCGCGAGCGCAGCAATGACGCCTGGAGTTTGCACGCCGTTCCATACTGCCAACTCACCAACCCTTCCCCTGAGATTGCGGATGTCATCGACTGATCGTCCGCCGACCTCGAAGCCGGAGTTCGATGTAATCTCGCTCGAGCCGTTTGTGCCAGAGGCATAACTTGCTTCCGCTCCGTCGATGTAGATGTGGACGCTTGAGTGAGTCGTCATGACGCCGTCATGCGTTGCTATCAGGTTGTACCACAGGTCGGTGCTCAACGTGTTCGTGGTCGTCTTATCTAGTTGCGATCCTGATCCGTTCCGAAAAAATTGAACGGCATTCCCGAGTCCTGTCGGCAGATACAGCAGCAAGCCGGGACCGCCGCCAGATGATGCGGAATTAAAAATGTATTCGCTTGCTCCTGTCGTGCTCCCTTTGTTCAGCCACACAGAGATCGTGATCGGCTGCCCCGTCGTGTCGAATGGACTCGCGTAATCGATACGGTCGGTGTTGCCGTTAAAATCTCGCGCCACGTTAGCCTTCTCTAAGTTCCGCCCATAGCAAACCCATCTCAGCGCTTGCCGTGTCGTTCGCTCCATCGTCAGAGTCGCGACGAGCGAGAAACCGCAGCATGTCGCCGACCGCCACGCCGTCCGTGTTCGAGAGCGAAACGGTAATTTCCATCAGCACATACGTCGAGCCTGGAACCGTCGTGATGCTCGCGTTCGCGCTGTCGAACGATGTCGTCGTGTTCAGATTGATTGCGTCGCCAGGAGTGACTGCCTCGACGTATATGTCGACATCGAACGTGCCTGTCGTTGCTGACGTAAGAATGCCGAGCACGAACGACAGAGCGCCTCCTGCGAACGCCTGCGGCATCGCGACTGCGAGTGTGACCGCAGCGTGCTCGTCAGAGCCATCGGGGAACACGATGACCTTGCGACCATTCCAATCCGCGGGATATGCAGGAAGATCGCCTGCCGTGACAGGAACCGTATCACCGTGCCAGCATGCTTGATCGAACTCTAGTAGCGTGACGGCCATCAGTTATTCCCTCGATCGAAGCGCGAGCGCAGAACCCAACGCACGAGCAATTTTTTCTGTGCTGCCGTGAGCACGAGCGGACTCGTCGCCGAGTTGATTGCATTCGACAGAGCGGTTTGCAGCGCTGCTCCTGTGAGCACATCTTCGACCGCTTGGATCGCAGCGTTCACTTGCGGCTTCGTGAAGTTGACGCCGCTGCCGTCACTCGTCAGTTCACGCACGAGCGGCTGACGCACGTCATCGATTTGTTTCGCAGTCAGAATCGCCATGCGTGAGTTCCTCCGCTTGCTTCGCTTTACGGTGCCGGTGCGGTAAAGATGCCCTGCACCATCGTCTTGAGTTCCGCGAGTTGTTCCGGCGTCGCGCCGCTCGCTTCGAGTTCCGCGATGCGCGCTTCCAATGCGTCGACTCGCGTCTTGACTTCAGCCGCCTCTGCGACGACTGCGTCTTTCACGTCTTGAACAGTTGCCATGATTGCTCCTAACCTAGAGTTGAGATAACCGCGTGTTATTGGTAGCAGATCGAACAGACTCACGGAGTGCCCTACTTATCAGGCTTGCCAGGCTCATCCGGTCGTTTGCCAAGATCGATCAGACCACCGATGACTGTCTTCTCGATCATGTGAACGTCATGACTCGAAAGATTCCTATACGTCACCGCCTCCATGACGCACACTTCCTTGCCGTCGGCGTCGGTGATCGTCATGCCCTTCAATACAACCTGCAACGGCTCTTTCATGTCTTCTCCTTTGGTTGTTAAGGCGCGGGTGAAACAGTGTACGGAACGCCCTGCAATCGCAGAGCGGAGTCGCTCGTCGCGTCCGGACCCAAGTCCTGCACCGAATACTTGCGACCGCCGATTGCGAACGTCGTATCCTCTGGCGGCTTCGGCGGATCGGGCGGAACCGGCGGCGTCGTTCCTCCGAGCGAGCACCAGAATCCCTTCGTGAACCCAGTGGTCGAGCACGGCGCAATCTCAGCGAGCGTCGCGACCTTGACCGCATTCCAGCATTGTTGATTCGTGAGCCGATTCGTCACGGACGCGACAGGACAGTTCGCCTTGCTGATGTCGCCTGCGCCCATATTCGTGCTGTGATACATGAGATAGTTCGGTGCCTGCTCCTCGAAGTAGTAGCCGAAGTCCTGTCCGCTATTGTTGTGATTCAGCGATTGCACCTTGCTCGACAATATGCGATGCGCATTGACATCGTAGTAAGCGAGATAGCCCATGAAGTCCTGCGGTGTCGACGGCGTCTCAAGGATGTCGCCTTGCAGATAGCGCACGGCAGGACGGATGACGGTGCGATCGAACATGATGTTCCTGAACGTGGTCGACTTCGGTTGATTCGGTGACGTGTCGATGACGTTGACGTAGTTTTTCAGAGTGCCGTCGATTATTTCAAGAACGCCCGATGTATAGCCCTCGGTGCCCTGCGGAAACGCACCGCGCGTTCCAGGCAGCGCGATGCCTTGAACGAATCCTTCGATGCGAATGTTCCGGAGCGTCAGCTTGCCGCTCTCGTATGTCGTCGAGCGGAAATCAAGACCGTGATTCTCGTCGCTTGCCTGCGCGCTGATCGCAGGATCGTTGACGCACACGTAACCGTCATACGTCGCGCTGATGTTGCGCGCGCTGTACAGACACGCTTGCGCGATGTGCCAGTTCTTCGCGTTGCGAATGACGCCGACATTTCCTGACGCTCCGACCCAGTATCCGTGATTGGACGAATACGTTTCGTTGTCAGAGTGATCTCTGCTCGGCGGCGCGATCCGCGCAGGCTGCGTCGGCCAGCCGTAGTATTCCCACTCGCTGTCGATCGCGATGTCAGCGCCACGGAAACGCGGCACGACGGGATAGTGATAGCCGAATCCGGACGGCGGACGATGATTGATATTCACGCCCGCGTACTGTGCGTTTGCGCATATGTTCGATCTCACGAAGTTGTCGTTGCCAGTGAACCACAAGCAAGAACCTTCCCATCCGAAATCTTCCCACACGCCGGTCACGACTCCACCGTACGAGGGCCATTGCGAATGCACGCTCGGCTTGCCAATGAGAATCATGGCGTTCCGATCAATTTCATTCTCGCGCTCGTTTCCTTGCTCCGTCTGGATTCCGGAGCCGTCCGCCTTGTATATGACGTTGTCATTGACTTGCAGCCAGTGACTATTGTGGATCGCAATCGCCCACTTCAGACTGTCATAAAAACTGTTGCCGACGAACGCGCCTTGGAAGCCGGTGTTCGATGCGTTGCGCGGCCCCATGTAGTGATGCGCGTGGATCGGGTAGCGTCCCTTGATGTTGCTCGTCGTCAGTCGCGCAGCCTTCGTCCTGCCCATGTTGTCGAACTGCACGAAGCGAACGTCGCACAGCGCGCGATCGGTGCACATCGTATGTCCACGAGTGCCGGTTGGCGACTCGCTGCGCACGATGATGTTCCTCGTCTGATTCTGAACGTGAGGCATCAGACCGACGCCTGCGCCGAAGTGATTGAACTTCATCGGCGCGTTCAGCGTGACGAGCGTGCCGTTCACTTCGCGTACAGTGACCTCCTCGATCTGAAGGTCGATCGGTTTATCCGGAACGTCGCCCCACTTGCGCTCGACCGCAGTCTGTCGACTGTCGGGCAGGATCAGCTTGTCGCCGGTCTTCCAGCCGACGGGAGGCGCATCGAGCGAGAGCATGACGTCGCCTGCCTTTGCGTTCGCGACGAGACGATGCCATGTGGACTTCGGCATGCCGTGGAATCTCCACTCACCGAAGCTGATTAGTCCGGTCCAGAATTGACCAGTGTCATCCGATGCGATCGGCGTATTGCTTATGACGATCTCCGCTTTCGGAAAGAGCGGCTGCGTATTCGTTCCGCATATAAATTTTCCGGTGCGGTAGATCAAGATGTTCGCCGCCTTGAGAGAACTGTCCGCCTTTGAGTCGCATCGAACCATGCCGCTGATTGCGAGCGTGAACACGTTCGCCGACGTATAGTCGATGATGTGATCTTCCTTCACGAGCACGGTATCGGTCGCGGTCGGCGCGCGCTCCGGACTCCATACGGACGGGTCGACCCACAGACCAGACTTGACGCTCGTGATCGTCGGCGTTAGACCGCGATCCGGAATCGTATCCTTCGGCGTCTGCGTCGGCGCGAGCGAACTCAGCGCGACAGGCGGGTGAACGTGCGGAGTATCTTGCGCGAGCGCGCTGACGTAGAGCATCAGCGCCGCGACGACGACTGCTACTTTCATGACATCCCCTTTTGGTCTGCGTATTCTTCTGCGATCTTCGACCAGTGTCGCTTCTCGTTCGGCTCAGCGCGTCGCTTGCAGTTCTTCGCGTGCATGCGAATCCACTGCGATATTTGCAGCGCCGCTTGATATTCAAGACGCACG